GAATCTGGGGCTAGTTTTTGCAGTCTTCCATGCTTGGGAAGTGCAGTGGCAGGTTCATCATTACAGATGTCAGGTTTAACAACTGGGGTTCAGTACCATTTAGTATTTTCGGTTGCTTATCATACTTAAGTGAATTTAACACCTTGACAAAAATATGATAAAGTGAATATAAATTTTTTAATAAATTAAATGGAGAAGCAGCATGTCAGTTGAAAATCAGGAAGTTCCACAATTAAGTATGTTAGAACAATTGAAACAGCAACATGTTCAATTCGTTCAGCAAAAAGAATTTGCTCAAAATAATTTGAACCAGTTAATTGGAGCGGTTTACGCTTGTGAAATCATGATCAAAAAACTTGAAGCAGAAGAAGCGCAAAAAGGACTTTCCACAGAAAATTTAGGAGATCAGGGAAATGGCGAAGCTGACAACGGAAAAAAGGAACAAGTTGCCCAAGAGTGATTTTGGATTACCAGGTGAGAAAAAATATCCAATGCCAAATGCTTCTCACGCAAAAAATGCAAAAGCACGTGCAACGCAGATGGTAAATAAAGGCAAGCTTTCTCCTTCATCTAAAGCTAAAATTGATGCTAAGGCTAATCGCGTATTAGACAATGGACAGAGAGGAGCTAAAGGATGAGCTTACTAACCAATTTTATTATCAGTATGCTAGAAAAAGAGTTCGTCTCCCATCTTCCTGAATTACAAGAAGCCTTTTTAACTGAAGTTTCAGCATTTGTTAAGTCTTTATCTGAATGGGTTGAAAGCAAGATGTCTAACCAAAAAGGAGTTGATGATGAAAAAAAAGGGAGCTAAAAAATTACCTGAAAGAAACATCCGTAATTTAGAAAGCAAAGAACCAAAAATGGAAAAAAAGAAAAAAGAACCCATGAAGAAAGGACGTAAATAATTTAAGGAGCTAATCATGGCTTACGATGATGTTCCAAGAAAACCTATTGAAGTTAGAGAAGACAAAGGAGGAGGACGCGCAGGTCATGATGAGCTTATTGAACGTGCGGCCGATTCTGGTAAGTATGGCGTACGCACTGATGCAGCAGCTGAAGGCGTAGGCTATTTGGGTATGGACGATATAGACAGAATCAGACGTAAACGACTCAATAAACAAACTTAATTTAAGGAGAAATTAAATGGCTATTACTTCGATCAAAAGGGAATTTAACTTAGACCCTAATATTGTTGGTATTATTACGACAGATGATTTAACCACAATTACAACGGCAGGTTATTTTGCAACACAGCTTGCGGCAGTTGAATTATTAAATAATGGCGTATGGCAATGGGAACCTGAAGATATCGTTTTAATTTACTATGCAACCAATTTAATTGGCTGGTTCGTTTATGATGCTAGTACAGACGCATTTGTGTCTGTCCCAGCAAATGGTGGCATATCCAATACATTACCCTCTGGCGATATTATTGTTGGTAATGGAGCAAATGTTGCAACGGCTGTCGCTATGTCTGGTGATGTTCATATTAGTAATACAGGCGCTACAACCATTCAAGCGGGTGCTGTAACTGGTTCAAAAATTGCAAATAATGCTGTGGATTTTACACAACTAGCATTAGATGTTGCAGCGAGTGCGACAGTCACATTAACGGCCGCTCAAATCAAAGCTTTGTATGACACTCCTGTTTTGCTGGTTGCTGCTCCCGGCGCTGGTAAGTTGGTTATAATCGATAGTATCCTTTGGGATATCGCTTTCGTCTCTGCACAATATGCTGCTGGTGGTGTCATTGCCGCACAATACGGTAATACAGTTCACGGTGCAGGCCCGGTCGCGTCAGGTACACTCGCTGCTGCTTCATTAAATGGCGTTGCTGCAAGCGGATTCTTGTCTAACGGTGGTATTCAAGGCAGCTTAAATGTTACAGCCGCAGCTTCATTAAATACAGCCGTATATCTGTCGAACCAGACAGGAGACTTTACTACGGGTGACAGCACAGCTACATTGTACGTTCGTTATCGAGTTGTTACACCTGCTTAATTCTAAGGCCCTTCGGGGCCTTTCTTTTTACAAGGATTGTAAAATGACAGATGTAAAGCAATGGATAAAAAGATGTGAATTATTAAGCCTTAAAATTTATACAGATACAAAAGGCAATCCGACTATTGGCTGGGGAAGAAATCTTCGTAAAGGAATCAGTCTGGATGAAGCCGAATTTATGTTTCAAAATGATTTTGAACAAGCCATTACAGAATTAGAAACATGTAACTGGTATCTGCCATTACCATGTGGTGTGAAAAGTGCATTAATCAATATGAATTTTAATTTGGGTTTACCCAAATTATTACAGTTCAAAAAAATGATTTCAGCTCTAATCGATAAAAATTACACGCTGGCAGCTCATGAAGCGTTAAACAGCATATGGGCTGCTGAAGTCGGCGATCGTGCCAAAGACATTGCGGTAATGATCAGGGAGGGCAAATGAACCTTATGTCTTATTTCTTGTGTCGTTTTTTACATTATCATTGTGTTGAAAGAAGTCGTTGGAATAATCTTGAAAGATTTTGCTGCTCTCGATGTGGACTCGAAGAGTTTGTGTATGACCCAACATGAACGCATTGATCATATAAATACGGTCAATTGGTTTAATCATCATTTTCCTGAGCTTCAAGATGATTTTCACCATTTTGCCAATGAAAGACGCTGCACCCCACAAGAAGGCCGAATGCTGAAACGTATGGGTGTTAAACGTGGCGTTTTTGATTTCCTGTTAGCTATACCGTTAAATGGAAAAGCGGGCTTGTGGATCGAATTAAAGGTAGGAAGTAATAAACCTACTAAAGAACAAATAGCATTTGGGGAGCGCAAAAGACATCGTGGTTATGATGCTGTCGTTGTGTGGGGATTTGATGCGGCGCGGGAAGCTATCAAGGCTTACTTAAAGGATTACGTTAAGTCCGGGAAACCTACTAATTAACTACTAATTTCTGCTAAATTAGTAGTTGTGATTTTTAGCTTATTTCCTTCTGCATCACAAAATGGGTGGTATACCATTAAGATGCCTTTTACTGATTCAGGGTCTTCCCATGCCGCCAAAGAGTCATATTTTTTATTACATTCATTTCTACATTTAGGTGACGAACAGTAGAGTCCCATTTTATCCTCGCTATGTTCCACATAGAACTTAGGTTTTTGGTAGTTGTGGTAACGGTAACCATAACAATACATCATCAGTAATATCATGGCACCGACTATAAAATCTACCGTTATCACCATGTTTGTGAAATGTAGCTGTTCTGAAAAATCCTTCAAAAATACCAAATTCATTATGACCATCTCGCATACAACAAATATAAAGTCCGCTTGTTTCCGGGAGCTTTTCTTTAGTGTTAATCCATTCCATATATCATCCTGTCTTGACATTTACATATCATGATATCATCATATCATGATAACATTATGTTAAGGTATTATAATATGATAATTTCAATATTGAATCAGAAGGGTGGCACGGGAAAAACAACGCTTGCTGTCAATATGGCACGTGAATATACCATACGTGGATTTAAAACGTTACTTGTCGATTCAGACAGCCAAGGATCGGCTTTGCGCTGGCATGAAGAGTCTGGGGGCGATCTTATTGATTTGACTTGTCTACCAGTAAATACTTTGGATAAAGATGTAGTTAAATTTAAAGACCGCTACGAACGAATTATTATTGATGGTATCCCACGGATGTCACCTCTGACTGTTTGCGCTATCAAAGCGGCTGATGTGGTTTTAATTCCTGTGCCACCTTCTCCTTATGATGTTTGGGCGACAGAGGATTTGGTAAGATTGATAAAAGAGCGAATCGAGCTGACTGAGGGAAGATTAAAGGCAGCTTTTATTATTAGTCGTAAAATTAAAGGTACATTATTAGGAAATGAAATTGTTTATGAGTTATTGAATGCATATGCCCTTACTGTCTTTAACTCAGCAACATATCAGCGTCAAGAGTATGCTCTATCAGTAAAAGAAGGTCGAACAGTATGTGAAGCTTTGACTGTGGCTAACAAAGAAATTACAGCTATTGTTAACGAACTACAGGAATTTTACTATGGCACTAATTAAGTCCGGCAAGGAATTTGACAAAAACAAAAATCATGACAAACTGGCAAAGCGTGCAGGTACAAGTCAACAATACACATTACGTATTCCCGAACATCTTTACAAAGCGGTTAAACTTAAGATGGTAAAGGAAAATAAAAAATTGCAGCCGATTTTAATTGAAATGTTAGAACAATATGTCAAGATATAATGATATCAAGACATTATAATAGTTTTTAACGAGGATAATATGACAGTAACAGCATTTGATACATTGGCTTATTCTAATAGGCTGAAGGATGGTGGTATGGAGCCAAAACTAGCGGATATTCAGGCAGAAGAAATAGCAAAAATAT